TTCAAATTCTTTTTTTGCTTCTTCTGCAGCTTTTTCAGGGGATAAACCCATATCTAAAAATTTTTCAAAAAGAGCTTCTAAAATTTTTTCGTTCTCCATATTAGAGGCCATCATTCTATCTGGTAATACTGGTCCTGTTGGTTTTGGTGCAAAAGGATTTACAGGTTTTGTTGGATCTTCTGGTAATACAGGTCCTGCATCTTGATAACCTATTCTACCACCTTCTGCATATTCAGATGTATTAGATGAAACAAATTCTCTAACCTGTGCTTCATACTCTTCTGAGTTAGTATCTGCAGTTGGAGGATTTAAATTTCTATAATATAGTTCTAGATATTTTGATGGATCTCTAGCTAATTCTTCTTCAGCTTGTTCTTCTGACATACCAAGTGTACCTGTTAAAAAAGTAGATACTCCTGCTAATCCAGCAAGTTTACCCACTGTTCCTAGTTTAAATCCTTCACCTACAGCTGCTCCACCGAGTTTTTCAGCAATGCCTGTTGCACCAACAGTGTTAAATATATTTGGTAATATATTACTTAAACCAAAACCTGTTCCAGCAGAATTACTAAATTTCATTGCAGGTAAAAATTTATTAAGTCCAGGAATTTGACCCCCACCCAAATAGTAACCCGTGCCTGCTATTAAAGCAGCTTTACCAAGATCCGACGATGCAATTTTTTTAACTGCTTTAGTTGCGCCTTTAACGGCTCTTTTGACACCTTTAAAAACACTTCCCAAACCATATTGTTCTCTAGGCACAGCATTCATAATGCCGCCGCGCATGTATAATTGTCTATTCATCTGTCCTCTTGATATTGTCATAATTTAGCTAAATTGTTAAGGCAGGCTTTATATCCTGAAAACTTTACCTTACTTGACTTTTGGAAATAAATCAAGGCTTGGCATTATGACTGTTACATCTCTTTGTATGTCCTCTGGAGCTACATTAGCTGCCTTTAAAGACTCTTCGTTTTCGTATATTTCACCAGTTTTTTTGTTACTTATCTTTTCTATTATGTTTTCAGGTTTTATTGTTAGTGTCATTATGTTGTTACCTCTCTTGGCTGTATTTGTAATATAGAAGCTATAACGTGCAGCTCGTTCGCGTCACTAGCTTGTACTTTTAGTATCTCGCTCTCCTCTATCACAAGAGGATGAGTTAAAAGTTCGGTTGTTGTATTTGTATCTATTGCCTTTGTTTTGAATAAGCTAAACACATTACCAGAAGCGTCTGTTAAGGTAACAGTTATATTACAGGCAGACCCAGAATCATTTGATATTAATAAAGATTTAACCATAGAAACATTAGCAGTTGGAGTTGTATACAACGTTGTAATGTCTGTTGTTGTTAGATCTAACTTTGCATTTACGAAACTATTTGACATTAATTTATAAAGAAGTTTTGAGCGTCCACTTCATCCTTTAGTTCTTGTTGATACGTTGTGTTTAATTTTTGTATTATACTATCAAGATCTCTAACCTGTGCATCAGCAACATCTTGTTTGTATTCTTTACTAGGTCTTGTTAATATCTGTACTATCTTCGCCATTATCTTCTTCCGTCTGGTTGTATATCTAACCTAAATCCACCAAGTTTCCAATTCTGTTGTACGGCTGTGTTTGCTATTTTTAAAGATATAGCTCTAGCTCTAGCTCGTGTGTCAACTTTAGTTGTTGAAGAACTTATTGTAAAAGGTCCAAGAGCAGAACTTGCTTGTGAATCATTAGAATAATTTCTTAATTGTAATGTAATTTGTGTGTTACCGGTTTGAGATACAAAGTCTGGTATGAATCTTCTAATCTTTGCAAAGAACTCACCATCTCCACCTTGAGCAATATCAAAATCTCCAGATTCAATATTAGAAGTTATTGCTGTTGTAGCTGTAGTTGTAACTTGATCTGTGCCGGTTTCGTGCTCGTAGTATATTGTACAGCCATCGGTATTACCAACAACATCATAGGAATTGTTAGAGTCAGCATCATAATCTGTAGCATGAGGTTTACCAAATACAGCAGAATCTTGCCAAGTTGTTCTATCTAATGTGCTTGTAGTCCAAACAGGTCTTTCACCTGAAGATTCAACATAATTAAAAGTTACACATCTATCAATTACTGTTGCACCAGAAGAACAATAAAACCAATTAATCTCACCAAACAAATTATTTAGTCCAGCGTTAATAAGTTGATTTGCTGTTGTGTTTAAATCATTAAATACAAAGTCTTCTACTAAACAAGGTAAAGATTGTAGAGCACCTGAGTATCTAAAGAAACCATTTTCTGAAAACCAGTAAGCGGCACCATCTACCTCTACCGCAGCGTTCTGACCTATCAATCCACAGTTTGTACCTACCTGTGCAAAACCAAATGTAAAAGGTGGTCCAATAAATCTTTGCGTAAATAAAGCAGTATCTGTCCAAACATAAATTGCATCACGACCTCTAACAGCTCCCATAATTCTAGAGCCATCAGCTAATCTTTGTGTACCAGCAGTATTAGTAGCTGTAGGTGTGTAAGTGTTAATATCTTCTTGGTTAGAGAATCTTATAAACATTTCATCTTGTGTGCTTGGTGTTCCTATTGTGGTTTCTGTTCCAAAGAATACTAAGTGTCTGTCCGGTGTAGATACGATCATATCTCTTGATGCAGTTGGTGCACCAGAAATAATTGTAGCTCTTGTTACGGTTGCGTTAGCCGCATTTGAATTCCATTCAAAAACTTGTCCGTTATGTATTAATGCAATAATTTTACCACCAAAGTTATCAATAGACCAAAGGCCTGGATCAATTACTAAGTCACCCGATGCAGCTTCACCCCATGCTACGAAGTCAGACGTATTTGTAATTGTTGCACCATTAGAATGCGATGCTGCTGTTGTGCCTCTCGCTGCTCGAGTCACGCCTGTTAATGTGTTGCCTGAGATTCCAGTGTAAGAAATATCTTCGCTGTCTATTGAAATATGATTTGTGCCTGTTGATGGAAAGTTGACTACACTTGTTAAAACAATGGTTGTTGTAGAAGCATCGATTGCTCCGTTCAAAGTTGTTGTAAGTGCATTAGCAACTGTACCACCAAAAGAAGCTAGACCCCAACCGAAACCTGGTAGCTGTTCTGCTGGTCCAACTGAATAGTAAGATTGAACTCTAATACCACCTGATGTTGTAGCACCTGATCCTGTTTCATTTGAGGGCATTGTAACTGTTATTGTTAAGTTAGTTGGTGTGCTTGTTACCATAAATTTTTTGTCATCAAAATCTGATGCTGAGTAATTAGAATTTGTAATAGCTGTAAAATTATCTAATAAAATTATATCTCCAGGCGCAAGACTATGGCCAGAAGAAAAAGTTATAGTAACTACAGCTGATCCATTGGTTGTAGTGAATGCACTGGTAAGTGTGGTTGTAGCTTCAATAGGATGTATGTCGTAGAATACACCTCCTGAGTAAGCGTATAAAACTCTGTTTGTACCTATAATTGAAAACTTTTGACCGCTTCTATTTACGATATGATGCATGGCTCTAGCTGCACCTGTTAATTTATTATTACCCAATTGTTGCCAACCACCTATTTTTTCAGGTGTGCCATATCTAAATCTAACGTTATCGCCATCTACCCATTGGCCTTCAGCTTGAGTATCCGTAATCTGTTTATTGAATCCAGGTAAGAACTGTACTTTTTGTAATGCCATAATCCTCCATTATACTGAGTTTATATAAAAATTAAAGTTTAATATGCCCAGCAGACAAACGAGTGCCTAACACCCTTTTTTACATGTTGTACAGTATGTGGGTATAAAAAGGAAGAGGGAAAAATTAGTATATCTCCTGCTTTTAAGGGTATTAATTTATCTTGCATCAAAAATTCACCACCTTTGTAATCATCATTCAACAGACCTACTATTGATAACATAGGTATACCTTTCTCTTTTCCATCAAATATACTTTGAATATTATCTATATGTTCTCTCATAGTAGATTTTTTGTTGTAAAAATTAAATCTAATATTAGAAACTTTACTTATCATTTTTCTAGCAAACTTAGGTACGTTTTCTTTTTCGTATTTTTCAATAGCTTGATTAATAACAGGCAATAGAAGTTGACTATGTATTTCATTAGCAAAATAGACATCTGGTTCAGCGGTTGCATTTGAGTATCTTTTATTAGAGATATTGTCGTACCAATGATGTTTTAGTTTTTCTTTGTTCTTAAGGTCTTCGATTATAAATTTACAGTCTTCTTTACCAATATCGTTGGTAACGAAAACATAGTCCATTATGTTTGTCTTAACCATGTTACCCAATTATTGCCTCCAAAAAAATTATACTCACTACTTTTATAATTTAAAGGATCTTTTAGTTTTTTATTATAATAATCTATTTGAACTGGTTTTTTTAATCTTCTAGCTTCTTGCCAGAATTTTTCTTTTCTATTACTGACTAGATAATGCATTGCAACAAAGTCTATAGACTCCTCAAAGAAAGATGTCATTATTGAATTATATAAAAGTCTAGTTGATTGTTTCATGTATCCTGACTCTGTTAATTTAACAAACTGATAAGCACCTTCCATAGCTAATGCTAAACCTGTGCTTTCTAATGGTTCTATAAAACCAGCAGACAAACCTAAAGCTATAACATTATTTTTCCAGGGTCTTAATTTGTAGTATGGAGTCCAATCAATTACTTTTCTTACTTTAACTCTACCTTTCCAATGATCTGTAAATATTTTTGCAGCTTCTTCGGCTGATGTTATTCTTTTGTTAAATACTATACCTGTTCCTATTCTATGTCTTACAGGTATCTTCCATATCCAACCACAAGATACAGCTTCACATATTACATATTTTCTTTTTTCTTCTTCATTTTCATACTCAACATGTCCAGCAATCGCTGTATCACAAATTAATCTTTTAGAAAGATTTGCATTATCTGAATAATGAAGTAAAGATTTAAATCCTGTACAGTCGATAAATACATCAGCATAAATTTTATTATTTTCACACTGAACATAATTTTCTGAATTATATTCAACAGTATCTTCTATAAAAGTTATTTTGTGTCTAATTTTTTCTTTTATAAATTTTGCTAACTTCAAGCAATCTACATGAAAGCCATTTTTATTATTTTTATCAAAGTTCTCTATTGGTGTGTCTTCATAAGGGTGCATTAGAAAAGGATGCCATACATGTTTTTTAGATGTCCAATCAGGAAATAGAATACCTGTCTTATACGTAGCATCACAAGCATCAAACCATTCTTTAAAATCAAAACCACAAGCATCCATGTAAGGTTTAAAATTAATTAATGTAGCTTCACCTACACCAATAGGTGAACCACCTGGTTTATCAATCATGGTTATTTTATAATTAGTATTATTAGAAATATATGCAGCAGCTAACATAGCTGAAGAACCACCACCAACAATAATTACTTTTTTTATTTCTTTCATTTAGATATATACCCAAAGTTTAAAACCCATCTAAAAGTAGTGTCTGTTTGTTGTATTGCTCTGTGAGGTAATTTGCTAGGAAATATAACCATTTGATTTTTTACTGATTTAATTTTTTTGTGTCCTTTTATTTCAGTTGCTCCGTTACAGGTATTAAAATAATAAACAGCTGTAGCTGCTCTTGACTTTTCTTCATTAGTCATTTTAAAATCTGTGTGCCAAGCACAAGCGTGTGGTTTATTTTGATTAATAGTTAAGTTCAAACGTGCATATATCATTTTTTCTATCGGTAATTTTAAAGCAAAAGGTATTACTATCTTTCTAAACCAATCACTGTTTATCGATTCACCGCTCATCAAAATGTGTTGTAACAAATGTTCTTGTTTATTTTTAGTTTTCGTATGCTTGGTTTGATAAGGCTTTACATAGTATTGAAAATAATTACTAGATATTATTTTAAATAAATCTTTATATTCTTTTGAGCTTAAAAAGTTTTTTTTAATTTCTATCATGTATTCCCTGTATATATTTTTTATGTGACATCTTTCTTGTTCTGTCTGTGTTACGCCATAACATATCACCTTCTATACGATTTTCCAACCAATATCTTTTTAATTTTTTGTCTACTATATTGTAAGAATTTCTTAATAACTTTGTATCTATCAGACCATTAAAATAAGCTATTAGATTAAAGTTATCTTCCTTGAATAATGTGAATAAGTTATAATGACCAACAGCTTCCATATCTGTAGATTTTAATAACCTACCTGACTTCCATATATGCATATATTGTTTGAGTGTGTCGGATGGTTCTACTTTGTTAACGTCTTTCCAAAAATTTGTAGTTTTTTTATTATTAATATAATGAAGTTGTATAAAGTCTCTTACGTTTTTCATTATAGTAGAAACTTGTTTATTGTAGATATTGATAGATTGTTGATTATAATTTTCTAAATATTGCATCAAAAGAAAAGCTTGTTGTATTGTAGTTCCTATAGACGTTGCTTCTAAAGGTTCTACAAAATTTGCACACAGACCAACAGCAACACAATTTTTTATCCATGGTTTATCTAAAGCACCTGGATCATACTTAATATGTTTTGCTATCTCTATCTCTTTACCCAATAGTTTTTCTATTTCTTTTTTTGCTTCTTCTTTATTTGTGTACTGATCACTGTATACATAACCATTGCCTGTTCTACCATAAGTTGGTATCTGCCACATCCAACCATACTTCATAGCTTTAGCTAATGTCCAAATATTATACTCTTTTTGATCTCCTGTGGGAAAAGCTATCGCAGAATTTGTTTTTAAATATTTAGAATAAGATTGCCACTTAGCTCCTAACTTACTAATTAATAATTTTTTAAAACCTGTACAGTCAATATAAAAAGAACTTTTATATGTTTTCTTTTTACCTTTTAATTGTTTTATTCCTTTACTGTCTAAAACTACATCTACAATCTCATCATCAATAATGTTTATATGATTTTCTTTACAAAGTTTGGTTAAGTATTCATTTAATTTAAATGTATTAAAATGATATTGAATAAGTCTATCTGATGGTTCTAGTCCTACTTCATTATGAAAAAGAGTCATCGGTGCAAAACAACTAGCGCCTTTATTATTAATCATTAGGTATTCATAATTTCTAGCACTAAGTCCTAATTTTATATTCCACATGCTGTGTATGTGATGTAGATACCAATGGTGTTTATCCGTCCAACGTTCAAACATAATACCCGACTTTAATGTGCCTTTTGTTTCTCGTAACACGTCTTT